TTAATAACATCAGAGCAAAATATATTAGCTACTGACCAAACTTGTGGAATGTTTGGTATGGAATCCAGACCATGTTTTTTAGGACAAAACTTTGTTAAGTGGTGTTTTCAGCATGATGGTTTCTTTAAATTTAAACAACACCCTGAGTGGAACACAGGCACTTATAAGTATTTATTAAGAGAAGTTATGGCAGATTATTTACCAGAACATATAAGAAACAAAAAGAAAAAGGTTGGTTGGAGTAGTCCTTGGGATAACAACCATGATAAAACTGTAGAATTATCCAGACTATTAGATTGGCAATACATACACTCTCTACTATGAAAGCAGTACTAAGTAACAGAATATATTTATCCGCTAATAAGGAGTTGATGAATCGTTTAGAAAGAGAATTAACATATACGATTGCTCCTAGAATACCTAGTGACCCACCTATCGTATTCAAAACATTTAGATATGTTAGAGAGGGTTTATGTTCCATACCTATGGGAAGAGAAGATTTAATCCCATCAGACTACGAAATAGTAGATAAACGAGTGGTAAATGAAATTGAACACCCTGAGTTTGCGTATAAGTTACGACCTTCCCAGCAGATGGCATATGACGAGGTAAATGACAATAGTATAATTAACGCTTGGGTAAGTTGGGGAAAGACAATAACGGCTTTAGCTATAGCTGCTAAGCTAGGTCAGAAAACCTTAGTAGTAACCCACACAACTAACTTAAGAAATCAGTGGGAAAAAGAGGTGAAAAAGTCCTTTGGATATACAGCAGGCAGAATAGGTAGTGGAATGTTCAATATAGATGCTCCTATCAGTGTCGGGAATATTCAGACTTTATACCGTCGCATGGACGTTCTACAAAAAGAGTTCGGGACACTTATACTTGACGAAATGCATCATGTTAGTAGTCCAACCTTTACTCGTATTATAGATGAAATGCCGTGCAGATATAAGGTAGGACTTACTGGAACGCTTGAAAGAAAAGATGGAAGACATGTGGTTTTTCGAGATTACTTCGGTAATAATGTAATCAAACCGCCTAAAGAAAATTATCTAGTTCCGAAGATTGATATTCTCAAAACAGAGATTAGGTTTCTAGATGGTAGCTATACTCCGTGGGCAGAACGAATCAATCACTTAACAATGGACGCAGAATATGTACATGGCGTTAGTGCAACAGCAGCTAGATATGCAGCCCTCGGGCACAAGGTATTAGTCGTATCAGATAGAGTACATTTTCTAAAAAGTTGTGCAAAACTGTGTGGCGATAAAGCAGTATCAATTACAGGGGATATGGATTTTGCCGAAAGAGAAAGAACAATGCAGATGATAAAAGATAATAAAAATATTCTGTTTGGAACACAAGCAATTTTCTCTGAAGGTATCTCTCTTAATGAGTTGAGTTGTTTAATACTGGCAACACCAGTAAACAATGAACCACTACTAACTCAGTTAATAGGTAGAGTAATAAGAAAAATAGAAGGAAAGAAACAACCAGTAGTAGTTGACTTTCACTTAAAAGGTAAAACAGCAGCCCGTCAAGCAAATGCTAGAATGGGTTACTATATGAAACAAGGATACGAGGTAAATGTATTATGAATGAAACAAAAGTAACACTAGATATAGAAAAAATACAAGACATAAAACTTTTTATAGCAACCCCAATGTATGGTGGTCAATGCTATGGTATGTATACAAAGTCATTACTAGATACTGCAAATCTTTTTGCAGAGAATGGTGTGCAACATCAAATATACTATCTATTTAATGAATCACTAGTGACAAGAGCAAGAAACTATTGTGTAAATGCTTTTCTAAAATCAGAGTGTACACATTTAATGTTTATCGATAGTGATGTTAGTTGGAACTGTGTAGACTTATTATATATGCTACATCTAATGGCTACAAGAGAAGACATTAGAATATTCTGCGGATTATATCCAAAGAAAACAATAGCATGGGAAAAAGTATTACATGCGGCTAAGTCAGGACTATATGATGAACACCCTGTACACTTAGAGAAAGTAGCAGGAGATATGGTATTTAATCCAGACCCAGAAGCCTATCCAAACGGAGAAGCTCCAGTATTTGAACCAATACAAGTAAAAGAAGGGGCAACTGGATTTATGCTAACAGAAAGGTCAGTATTTGAGGAGTACCAGGACGCACACCCTGAGTACATGTATACTCCTGACCATATTAGAGAAGGTGAGTTTCAGCAAGGCGAAAAGCTATGTGCTTTCTTCGATACTATAATTAACGAAGAAAACAGATATTTATCTGAGGACTATATGTTTTCAGAAAACTGCAGGAAACTTGGAATCAAAATCTGGGCGTTGCCACACATAGAGCTAATGCATTCAGGTAGTTATATCTATCAAGGTAAGATTGTAGATATGGCAAATGTTGGCGTTCATGCTACATTAGACCCCGAACATGCACAAAAAATCTTAGATGGCAAGACAGCCAAGAGCGGTAAAAAATAGTTCTTGACATGAGTTCAAAATTTTGTTATAATATATTACTATATGATTGGAATAGGATAATGCAAGTAAGCAAAGGAAATGTCAATGATATCATTACAATCCTTAGAATAATTACTTACAAACTTACTCCAAAAAATTACTATGATAAAACTTTTAAGTTCTATCAGCACAAGTTCGGTGGCAAGTCTTATTTGTTAAATGCGAAACAATTACTTGAGACTGGACGCACATATAGTGATAAAGAGGTTGCAGAGTACGCAGGTGTCGCTTCTTTTCGCAACTATCACAACTATGTGAATACTAAAGACACCACATTAGGACTTCTGGAATGTCCAATTTCAGAAGATATATTAAAAAATAATAGACTGCTTGATATTAAAGATGGTCGCATACACTTTATGTTCGAGGAGACAATAGGAGAATAAAAATGGCAATTGGATTCAACCAAACCAAGGGCTCAGCCCAAAAAGAAAAAATTGAAACTTATAATTATGCAGGTAAAGAAGACCACCACTTAAGAATGGTGGGTGACTTATTACCTAGATATGTCTATTGGCTAAAAGGTGAAAACGGTAAAAACATTCCTATGGAGTGTTTATCTTTCGACAGAAATACTGAAACCTTTAACAACAAAGAGCCAGACCATGTTAGAGAATTTTATCCTGACCTAAAATGCGGTTGGTCATACGCTATCCAGTGTATAGACTATGCTGATAAGTCAGTAAAAGTTCTAAATCTAAAAAGAAAACTGTTCGACCAAATAGTAGTAGCTATGGAAGAATTAGGAGACCCAACTGACCCAGTTACAGGATACGACATCTTCTTCAAAAGAAAGAAGACTGGACCTCAAGTGTTCAATGTTGAGTATCAATTACAAGTTCTAAAGTGTAAAGCAAGAGAACTTGAAGAGTGGGAAAAAGATATAGTTGCAAACCTAAAATCTATGGACGATGTCTTACCAAGACCTACAGCGGACGCACAGCTAGAGCTACTAAGAAGAATCACAGATTCTGAAGGTAGTGTATCTGATGAAGTATCAGAGGAGTTTGATGTATCATGATTGGAGTAGGACAAGAGTTCCCGTACTTTGTAGCTAACGGGGTTGATTGCGAGAATCATATGGGCGAAGTAGCACATGATGATTTTCAAGACTGGAAAGTATTTTACTTTTATCCAAAAGATTTTACATTCATCTGTCCAACAGAAATTAGAGGCATGGATATGCTAGTCTCAGAGGCTAGTGTTGTTGGCTTTAGTGGAGACAATGAATTTTGTAAACTCGCTTGGAAAGAAAACAATGAGTTGATAAGTAACATTCAACATACTCTTGCTTGCGATGGTGGACTAGAATTATCTAAAAAACTAGGCATCTATGATAAGTTAAACGGTGTTTGTTACAGAGCAACATACATCGTAGACCCAGATGGGTTTATAGCACATGTATCAGTTAATAGAGATGATACAGGAAGAAATGCAAATGAAGTTCTAAGAACTTTACAGGCATTGAAAGCAGGTGGACTAACAGGTTGTGAATGGCAACCAGGAGAAGACTTCGTAGCATGATTTTATATACAGCCGATTGGCACATTAAATTAGGACAGAAGAATGTACCAGTGCCGTGGGCATGTACACGCTACAAATTATTTTTTCAACAAGTACAAGACGCTATTGAAGAACATAATGTTAGTTTACATATCATTGGAGGGGACTTGTTTGACCGAGTCCCTTCAATGGACGAGCTTACTCTATATTTTGATTTTGTAAAAGATTGTAATGTTAGGACAATAATCTTTGACGGCAATCATGAAGCTACAAAGAAAAACCATACATTTTTTACAAACTTAAAAAGAGTTACAAATGAAATTAATCCTCTAGTAGAAGTTATTACAGAAACTTACTATGAGGACGATTGGGCGATACTGCCCTATGCAGATTTGCATAAAAAGAAAAGTATAGAAAAGATAGATGCAGCGTATCTATTTACTCATGTTCGTGGAGAGATACCACCTCATGTAGTACCAGAAGTAGATTTGGAAAGATTTGACAAGTTCAAAACGGTGTTTGCTGGAGACTTACATGCTCACGAGAATACTCAAAGAAATATTGTGTACCCAGGCAGCCCGATGACAACATCTTTTCATAGAAATATAGTAACCACTGGTTATCTTATTATAGATGAT